TGAGGACGTATATGTTGATACAGACCCACCAGAGGGTTACGTCAACAATACGTATTTCTAATGGATCTTAGGCGAGAACTAAGCCAAATACGACAGCATTACCGTGAGTACACAAGGAACTACGGTGAGACAGTTGTCTGGTTTGAGTACCTACCCCATACAACACCTGCCAGCGCTGGTTCCATCTTTGATGACGTTTACGACGAAGGCATTGTAGGAACTGGCGGTAAGAAGTATAAAGACGGTGTAATCATTCCTGTGCTTCTAATTACAGAAACAGAAGACCAAAAGAGGGCTATTCCTGAAGGTCGTCAACCTGTAGAACTTACAAACTTTGTTGCATCCATTGAGGACTTCAGAAATGCTGGGGTTACCAATCCTTTTGAGTACCAATCGCACCTCAACGATATGTTCCTTTATGATGGTCGCTACTTCAGCATTGCTACTTACCGTGTGAGAGGGCGCTTGCGAGATGACGTAATGGTTGTCGTAGAAGGTATTGAAGTGTACATAAATCAAGAAATGCCATTTGATCCAGGTCCAGCAGCCATGAACACACAGAACCTTCCTTGGCCTACAACGCTGCCTAATATTTGATAAACTTAGAATAATCTTAGCGAGCGCTAAGAGGTCCAACGCCTAGAACTTAAGGATGTGCCATGATCGGCTTATCATCTGTATTGCCTTTGAGTTCTAGTTTTGCTGCCTGCGTGAGGTCCTTTAAATGAAAAAGGGTTTCCTTTTTGCTGAAGATGAGGCTATTAAAAAGCGTTTTTCTGCATTAACGGTTTCTGATGACCGTGACGAAGCCCGTCCTGTACAGGTCTTTTTCCGCTACCCAGAGGGGGAAACTGAGAGAAAGTACCCTTTCATTACAATTGAACTCATTGACATCATGCATGCCAAGAATCGTCAACATTCTGAGGTGTACCTTGAAACACATAATGCAGGGCATCCAAACAACCTTGATTACTGGCCCAGCACCTCGTCTGCCAGTTCACCCAACATTGCGGGGCACGATTCCTTTAGAACTACTGAATTCACTCCAGTAGACCTTTTATACCAAGTTTCTACGTTTACAAGAAGTGCTATACATGACCGACAACTTGCTTCACAAATGCTTGCAAGCATTGTGCCTTTTAGGTACAGTTCAATCCTTATTGAGGCGGATGGAACGTCTCGGAGATTGGACCTCCTAGATTGGTCTACTGCTGACCTCCTTGACCCCGAGGCTGGTTACCGCAAACGTATCTTCCGTAAGGTATACACTCTCCAAATGACGTCGGAAATACCGACGACCGCACTAATTGGCCTCAAGAAAGTTCAGTCTGTATCAACTACACTTGAACAGACAAATTAATTTGAAACCCTGTAAGACACCCCTGATTTAGGAGTAAACAATGGCATATGATCGTCCAGGAGTCTACGTAAGAGAGACTCCATTTACCAGCAATATCACACCTCGTAATGCCACAACGGCAGCCGCCTTTGTTGGCGAAGCAGAGCGTGGTCCAGACTCCCCTGTCTTGGTTTCCTCATGGAATGACTACAAGGCAGCATTTGGTGAGGTCTCCAATACATATGACCTCGGCTATGCCGTCTACCATTACTTTGCAAACGGTGGGCGTGACGCTTACGTATCACGAGTACTTGATACCACTGCTGCTGCTTCAACAACCACCTTCCAAGGAACCATTACTGGCGCATCAGCGGCAAGTAACTTGTTCGTATTGAAGGCAGCCTCTAAGGGTGTCTGGGGTGACCAACTTTCAGCCGTTATCACTTTTGATGCAAACACTTTGACAGACCCATCGGGTACTCCAAAAGTTAACTCAGCCAGTTTGTTTTCTTTGGCAATTAACCAAGTTCGTGGCAGTTCAACAATTGAAGTTGAGCGTTGGCAAGAGTTGTCTTTTGATATCACTTCCAGCCGTTACTTCAAGAGCGTCCTTGACTTGTACTCAGCATACGTCAAAGTTTCAGGAACCCCAGCCACAATTGCAAGTAATGTTACCATTGCTATATCTGGTATTACAGCAAGTGTTCTTAGTAAGTCCCTTACTTTTGCAGGCGGTTCTGATGCTGTTAACGCATCTGCCGTACCTGCCGATACTGAGTGGGCAACGGCTGTAACCAACTTGGACATTGTAAATGGTCCTTTGTTGATTAACCTTGTTGGACAAACTTCCAGCACCCGTGTCAACCAAGCCCTTGCTTACGCAGCAGCCCGTGCTGATGCTTTCATCATTATTGATTGCCCTCTTTCGGCAGCAACTAAGGTTGACATGCAAACTGCGGTATCAGGTTATAGCACCAGCAATGGTGGTTTTGGCGCTGTGTACTTCCCAGCATTGAAAATGTATGACCCAGCAAAGAGTGGTCCAACAGCAATCCGTGACACCTACACAGGTGGTGCAATCGCTGGTGCTTATGTACGTTCAGAGAACCTCCGTGGTGTTGCTAAAGCACCTGCTGGTTACTTCTTGGATCTACAGAACGTATTTGGACTTGTTGCAAAACTTACAGATGCTGATCAAGGTGCTTTGTACAACACCAACAATGTTAACTGCATCCGAATGGTTGCAGGTGGTGGAACAATCATCAATGGTGCCCGTACCTTGGCTAAGAATCGCCCAGATAAGTACATCACCATCCGACGCAGTCTTTCCTTCTTGCGTGTTGCTCTTACTGAGCAATCACAGTTTGCAGTGTTTGAATCAAATGATGAGCGTCTGTGGGACCGTATCAAAGTTGCACTTTCAAGCACTTTGACGGACTTCTGGGCAAAAGGAAACCTTAAGGGTGCAAATCCAGGATCTGCTTTTTATATCATCTGTGACTCCACAAATAACACACAAGCGTCTATTGAAGATGGATACGTAAATATTGAGGTTGGCGTTGCCTTGCAATACCCAGCCGAATTCGTTGTAATCAACCTCACCCAATGGGCTGGCGGCAACTCCGCTGTAACCCTTTAATCAAGGAGCATATAGAATATGGCAATTTCACAACGCACAGACCCACTAAGGAACTTTAAGTTCCGAGTGAGCATTATGCCAAAAAACAACACTGGTAACTTAGGTGCTAACCTTGGTGCACTTGGTGAACTTGGTTTTGCCCAAGTAAGTGGTATCTCCGTGACTAACGAAGTCATTTCTTACCGTGAAGGTGGAATGAATACACATCCACATAAAATGGTGGCTCAGTCCGATTTTGCTCCTGTGTCGTTTGCACGTGGCGCATTTGCTGGACAAGACCAACTATGGCAATGGCAGAAGTTTATCCATGCATGGTTGGGTGGCGGTGTTTCTGGAGAAACAGGACTAGCGACAGGTGACGGAGATTACCGTTGCGACATTATTGTTCGTGTTTACGATCATCCACATACAGCAACTGAAGCAACTACTGGGGCTTTGAATTACCAGTATGATGGTGGCGTTGACCAATCAGGAGCAATTGTTCCAGGAAATGTGAAGTTTGCATTTAAACTTTTCAATGCATGGCCTGGCGCTTACGCTCTTACTGATTTGAACGCAGGAGACAATGGTATCCTGATTCAATCAATGACAGTTCACCACGAAGGCTTTTATGTTGCATGGAACCAAACAGATATTGATAAAATCGCTACTTTATAACATTTAAATAAGTACCACAATTTAGGAGCACAAAAAGATGGATGCAAAACAACAGGCTGACTCTATTAACTCAGCACTTCAAGAGGCTATTCCTGAAATGAAAGCAGCCCCTAATACGGTGGTTGAACTCATACGAGGAATCTTTAATGACGAACTTGAATCATGGGATACCACGGCTGTAGTTCGGGAACTAAACGGGTTTGATGAAGAGGCTTTGGCTTCTTTGGATAACCGTAACCTTGTGTACGCAGAGTACATGTCAGCACTATTAAAGCGGGCAGTGGTCTCTATTGGCTCTGTAATGATTGCAAATAACCCATCTGTTATAGACAACCTCATTATTGGTGATAGAGACTTGTTATTTCTAGGGGTTGTTGAAGCCACCTACGGCAAAACCCGAGAGTACCAAGTTACCTGTAGGTCTTGTGATGCATCTAATGACGTCACTGTTTCTATGGATGAATTTGAGAACAAGAAAACAGATCTTGATGTTCACAAACCTTTAGTAGGCGTTCTATCTGATGGCACTGAAATAGAGTTCCGACTTCCTACAGGTGGTGACAGTCAACTTGTAGCCAAGAAAGCAAAAAGTACAGCGGAACAAAATACGTTTATGATTGCCCGTTGTGTCACTAGTAAGCACATTAAAAATGCTGAAAACTGGGCAAAGGGATTGGGACTAAAAGACCGAGCCAACCTTGTCAAACTCCTGCTGGACAACCAGCCAGGACCTGTCGTAGGGGAGGTGAATGCCCAATGCGCCACGTGTGGTGAACCAATGGTTCTAGCGCTTGATTGGGCATCCCTTTTATTCGGTTAACTTAACTCATATATACTGGGAATACGATCTGATCGCCACGGTTTACAAGGGCTTCACGCTCACTGACTTACAAAATATGACGGTACGCCAAAGGCAGTACTGGTCTGCAATGGGCAAATGGCGTAAATCTGGAGATTAATGTATGGCGGAAATGCCGAGTGAACCAAGTATTGGGAGTGGGGCGTTTGGTGATTCTTTCGTGCCTGCTGGTAATTCTGGTAAGGCTGACGTTGCTTTAACGCTTGCCCAAGTTCCTAAACTTGTTGATAAGTTTTCTGATCGTTTAGATAAAGCCTCTGCACAAATCAAGGCTTTTGCAGCAGCCTTAAAACAAGCGACAAGTTCTGCTGGTACTTCCCCTACCTCAGCAACCACTTCAGGCGGTGCTATTGCACAAGCCATTGCAGCGTCCAAGGCGCAAGTAACTAAAGGACCTGTCCCTATTGCTTCAGCAGGCGCTGTAGGGGGCGGTGGGGGCTTCTTTGCCAACATGCGTGGTGCTCTTAGTGCTGATGGTGGCGCAGGCTATGCAGATCTTGCAAAGGGTGCCATGAAAATAGGTGGGCAAATACTTGGCGCCGTAGATGCCCGCACTAATTCTGCGTACCCAAAGATGTTGCAGAACGATCAATTGGCTGTTCTATACCAGCAAACACAAGGCATTAACCAACAACAGTATTACAACCAGTTCCGACAGCCTCTCCAAGGTGCCCGCCTTGGTGCTGGTGGTATCAATACGCTTTTGTCTTTACAAGCACAAACAGGTATCCTTGCTAAAAACCAAGCATCAGGTGTAGCAGGATTACGAGCCGCTACAGGCTATGCCTATAGCACTGGTGACATGGCTCAAATGTTACAAACATTGGCTTCACCACAAGTAAACAACCGAATGACCATGACCCTTGGTACAGGTTTATATGGTCTTGGCGGCAAACAACGATCTATTACAGAAGTAATGCAAAGTATTGTTCGTGGATCTGGTTTGACTAATGCACGAATGGTTCAAGGAGCCATGCAACAAGGCTCAGTAACTCGTGCTCGTTTAAGTTCTATGGGGGTACCTGAAGACATGCAAAACATGGTTCTTCAGTACGCACAAGAAAACGTACAGTTCCAACAAAAAACTAAAGGTCGTCAGGGAATGTACAACCCTGAAAACAAAACCCAAAGACAGACAATGGGTATTGAAGCAAATTTTGCTACGCAACGTGAAGAAACAACTAGGGTGTCAGAACTTCGTGATGAAAAGTATTACAACCGGCAAAAAG